GCGTATAGTGGCAAGTTTAATGTTCGCATACCGAAGACTCTTCATCGCCAACTCGCGGAGCAGTCGGAGCGCGAAGGCGTATCGTTAAATCAATATGTGCTGTACAAATTGAGTCGCTGATTATTCAGCGGCTTTTATTTTTCGACAAAGGATGATTCAGTGAATATTACTTACGGGGACATTATACAACTGGGGCGACACCGCCTAGTGTGTGGTGATAGCACAATCACAGAGGATATAGACAAGCTTATGGAGGGGCGTAAAGCGGACATGTGTTTTACCGATCCGCCTTACACAGCTTTTGGTAGCAGCACAGGATTAAAAAATGTGGTAGACACAAAAATGATAGAGCCGTTTTTGCGCGCGACACTGAGCAATTTAAAGGACGCAGTCAAAGAGTTTGGACACCTCTACATCACGTGCGACTATCGCACATACCATGCATGGCGCAACTGGGCTGACAAGATATATCTGCCGTTAAAAAATATAATTGTATGGGTTAAGGCAGAGGGTGGAGGGTTTGGCTCCAATTACACCAACTGCCATGAGTTTATTATGTTTTATCATAGGGAGCCGGATGCAAACAAAATTGCATCTCATGCACGGCGAAATGGTATCAAAACCATTTTAGGCAAAGGAAACGTATGGCGGTTTAATAAAGTTTGCCGGAAATTGAGCGAGAAACTCCACAACGCCGAAAAGCCGCTACAGATGGTAGTGGGGGCTATCCAAAACTCTAGCGAGCCAGGCGATGTGGTGATTGATTTTTTTGGCGGGTCGGGCACAACATTAATAGCCTGTGAGCAGACGGATCGTACCTGCTACATGATGGAGATTGACCCGGATTATTGCCAGACTATCATTGAGCGCTGGGAAAAAGAGACCGGAGGTAAGGCAAGGATTATAAGTCGTTGACAGTATGCGGCAGGATAATGTAAAGGTTGTGTTGGGGAGATTGGGACGGCGTAAGCCAAAGGGAGATAAAAAGCATGGCACTAAAAAAATTCTGCCGCAAGACAGGATGTAACAATCTAACCACTGATATATATTGCGAAGCCCATAAGGTGAGTAGATATAGCTATGACAAGCATCGAGAATCGGCAGCCAAGCGTGGATATGACCATAGATGGCGTAAGGGACGATTGAAGTTCCTACAGAAGCATCCACTGTGCAAACATTGCTTTGATGCTGGCAAGCTCACAGGGGCAACAGTAGTTGACCATATTTTACCGCACAAAGGAGATAGGAAACTATTTTGGAACCGCAAGAACTGGCAAGGTCTTTGCGATTCGTGCCACAGCGTGAAGACAGCCAAGGAGGACGGGGGATTCGGTAATGGATTACACAACGATTGCAATTAAGATTGCCTTAGTGATCCTAATAGTAATCAATGCTCGCTATTTGGAAAGGCAAATAGATTCTCGCAATTATGGATAGGCAGCTAGAACAACAGTAATCACAGCTTTGCTCATAGCATCATTCATAATCTAAGAGGCCATAGCGCTCTTGAAGTGTTGTACCCTCCCTGAGCGTGTCCACGCCCTGAAAAGGGGGAGGGGGTAAAATCCTTGGGGTCCTTTTGGCTATAGACCGCGCGGGAGATTATTCGCGCAAAAATTCGTTTTATGAAATTTCGGGAGGTGAACCCTTGTGGGACGGAACTCCAAGCCGATTGGTTTGCACCTCGCAGAGGGGAATCCGAACCGACTTACGAAAGAGCAAATTAAGCAGCGTCAGGAGGCAGAAATTAAACTCGGAAAAAGTGAACTCGACAAGCTGAAACCCCCGCCGTTCATAAAGAACGACGTAAATGCATATTCTTGCTGGAAGCATTACATGAAAGAGTATAAGGAAGCTGCAAAGCAGGGTATTGACCTTCTCACGACATCGGACGTGGGGCTATTGGCGATGTATTGTAAGACTTATTCAGAGTACGAAAATCTACTCAATCAATATCAAAAACTTGAAAGAATAGCAATCAATCAGGATGTTTTTAAGGAATATATGGAAGGGATTCTAAAAATCGATACGGCGATCAACAAGAAAATGGACATGCTCCTCAAAATGCAAGATCGTTTATTTTTGAACCCTCTTGCTAAAGTCAAGAATGTGCCGAAGCCGAAGGAAAAAGAAAAGCCGCCAAGCAAATTTGGTAAGTTTGGGGGCGGGCGTGGTGTCTAGCTCGCAGGTTTATCCGTATAATTCTGTCACTGAGTTAGACCGGGTGACGGCATACGCCAAAGAAGTTGTTTCGGGTAGGATCGTAGCTGGCGAAACGCAGCGGCAGGCATGTTACCGGCATTTAAGAGACTTGGAACGGCAAGGATCAAAGGAATTTCCGTACGTTTTCGATCCGGTCAAAGCTCATGAAATTATAGAATTTGCTGAGTCTTTGACGCTTGCGGAGGGTGAAGAGCCAGAACCGTTGAGATTGTGGGGCTTCCAGGACTTCATTTTCGGTAGTTGGAATGGCTGGTTGAATGAAGATGGATACCGACGTTTCAGAACCAGTTACGTCCAAGTAGCTCGACAAAACGGTAAATCTCTAGGGAATGCTGTCCCGGCGCTATATTACGGCAATTTTGATGGGTATAACTATCCTCAAATATATTGCGCTGCGACAAAAGAGGATCAAGCGCGCATCGTGCTGAAGGAATGTCTGAAATTCATTAACGCCGATCCTGAATTAGGCGGAACGAAGTATGAAGAAGGCTTATTCACTTCAAAAGAGTATAAAAGCACGATTCTTTGCAATATAACTCGCGGTGAGATAAAAGCAATCGGGCGTGACACGGATACTATCGACGGATTTCGCCCGTATTTTGCTTCTGTCGATGAATATCACAAGCACAAAACCAATCAAATGTACAAGCTGCTGACAGGTGGGCAGCGTAAACTTAAGCAGTGCCTTACTTCGATTATTACTACGGCTGGATTCGATCTGAACCTTCCATGTTATGAAGAATATGAGTACGGCAAAATGATACTCGCTGAATTGCATGAAGATGAAACACACTTTGTATTCATTTGCGAACTTGATAAAGGCGATGACATTTGGAACGAGGAAAACTGGCCGAAGGCTAACCCTTTATGGACAGAAGAAACCTTGACGAGCTTAAGGACGGATGCGATTAAGGCGAAGAAGAAGCAAGGAGCCGACCTTCGAGATTTCATGACCAAAGGTCTGAATATCTGGGTACAATTCGCAGACGATCAGTACATGAACATGGAGCATTGGAAAGCTTGTGGATCCGATACAACTATCGAAGTTATGGAAGGGCGCGAGTGTTATTTAGGATTGGATCTTTCATCTGGAGGCGACTTGACTTCTGGCGCACTGGAATTTCCATTTGATGAGAACGGAATAAGGAAATATTACATTCATTCACACAGCTTTATGCCGGTCGCACGGGTAGCGGAACATATCCAAACAGACAACGCGCCATATGATATGTGGATTAGGGACGGACTTATTACCGTCACTGAAACGCTTGGCGGTGTAAAAACGGATTACAAGTACATCATAACCTACTATCGTGATCTTATTAAAAAATACAATCTCAAATTAAAAGGCATCGCATATGACCCTCATAATGCAGATGCTTTTTTGCATGATCTCGAAGAATTTGGTGTAGATTGCGTTGAGATTGTGCAGAGCGCACGCAGTCTTAATGATGCTACTGTGGATTTCCAACTAGAGGTTGAAGCTGGAAACATTATTTATGACAAGCGGAACAAGTTACTGACGTGGAGCATGACAAACGCGAAGAAGGTCAGTAATAGTTTTGGGGAAATAAAGATAGACAAAGATCCCAAAGCAAAAACAAAACGTATTGACCCTATTGACGCAGTGATCGATAGCCATAAATTAACTTTGTCACTGGTTGCGAAATCAAATAGATCAATATTTGAAGAAAGGGGGCCGCGCTCGCTATGAAAAAGGTGAAAGTTAGAGAGGACACAATCAAGGAAGCTTTCTTAATTGTTGGATTCTTGGGTTTTAGTTGTGGAGTATGGATGATCTATCCGCCTGCCTCTCTTATAATCGGTGGAGCCTTAATGATGTGGCTTGGATATCCATCGAGGACAAGGAGGGAAGGATAGTTGGGAATTTTAACAAACCTTGTTTCCCGAAAAGGGGAGTATTCTTTTGACGACTTTACAAATGACATCAGAAAGCGATTATATGGAGGGAAAAATGCAACAGGTGTTGATGTCAATGAAGACACGGCGTTACGTTTCATAACTGTTTTCAGTTGTGTGCGTGTTCTGGCCGAAGGAGTGGGATCGCTGCCACTCTTTGTCTATAAGAAACGAAGAGGTGGAGGTAAGGACAAGGCCGATGACCATCCAGTTTATAACTTGTTGCATGATTTGCCAAACGATGAAATGACCTCCCAGAGTTGGCGCGAGGCCATGATAGGACACCTTGCAACATCGGGAAATTGTTACTCAATATTGACGAGAAATCAACGCGGTCAAGTGCAGGATATATATCCTGTCAGTTGGATGGATTGCAGGCCTGAAAGGAATAAGTATACCTCTAAGATTGAATATCACATAAACGACCGTGGGAAGTCTGAGGTTTTCCCAGCAGAACGGGTATTTCATACCCCGGGTTTTGGATTCGATGGAATACAAGGATACTCACCAATAAGAATGGCTACTGAAGCAGTAGGTATAGGAATGGCTTCGTCGGAATTTACTGCCCATTTTTACAAAAATGGTATGAATATAGGCGGAGTCTTAGAGCATCCGCAAGCACTATCAGATGCGGCCTATGCTCGATTGCAGGAGTGGGTAAATGAGAAAGGTGTAGGCTTAGGAAACTCATGGAAGCCATTTATCTTAGAGGAAGGGATGAAATTCGCCCGGATTCCAATGCCGTTTGTGGATGCTCAGTTTATTGAAACCCGCAAACTCAACCGTGACGAAATATGCGGGTTGTTCCGTGTACCTCCGCATATGGTAGCTAACCTTGAACGAAGCACGAATAACAACATTGAACATCAAGGGATTGAATTTGTCATGCATACCTTGATGCCTTATTTGACACGTATCGAGCAAACGGCCAACTGGAAGTTATTCACGGAAGCAGAAAGAGAAGCGGGGTATTATGTTAAGTTCAACGTGGACGGGTTGCTTCGTGGGGATTACAAGAGCCGACAAGAGGGCCTCGCAATTCAACGACAAAATGGAGCTCTTAACGCTGATGAATGGCGTGAAATTGAAGACAGAAACCCTATCGAAAATGGCACGGGGAAACTTTATTACGTAAATAGTGCCGCAATTCCTTTAGGAACTACCGATCAGACTTCGGGAGGAGGTGAATAAATTGGCAAAGGTTAGCATAAAGGGTGTTATTGTATCCAACGATGAATATGAAATATATGATTGGTTTGGTATTGAAGCTGTTTGTCCTAACAAAGTCATGGAGCAAATTGAAGCAGCAAATGGAGAACCTCTTGAGGTTGACATTAACTCTGGTGGTGGTGATGTATGCGCAGGATCAGAGATTTACACGGCCCTGAAAGAGTACAGAGGTGATGTCACGACAAGAATTGTCGGGTTAGCTGCTAGCGCCGCTTCTGTTGCTGCAATGGCTGGCAAAAAGGTTGTTATCTCTCCAACGGCGCAAATGATGATTCATAATGTTTGGTCGTGGTCGCGGGGTGACTACAGGGATCATCGCCATGAGTCTGGGGTGCTGGAGAATTGCAACAAGTCCATAGCTAACGCTTATATTCTGAAGAGCGGGATGCAACAGGACGAAGTGCTGGCATTAATGGACGAGGAAACTTGGTTTACAGCACAACAGGCGCTTGAAAAAGGGTTGGTTGATGAAATCATGTTCGAAGACAACAGCACCCCTAAATTGGTGGCAAGTGTATACCATACGCCAATGCTACCGAATTCCGTTATTGATAAGGTTAGAAATGAGCTTATAAAAAATAGGCAATCAAAAAACGAACAGCCACAAGAAACAGAGCGGTCCGCAAAGGTTCCGCTTTCTTTATTGCAAAAAAAATTATCTCTACAAGGGAGAATGATGAATCGATGAAAAAACAACCACGTTTCACACTTAATTTGCAGCTATTTGCTGGTGAGTCGTTAGCTGAACTTATGCAAGCACGAGCAAACATCTACGATCAACAAAAAGCGATTTTAGACACGGCAGAAAGTGAGGGTCGTGGTCTGACGCAAGAAGAAGAAAGCCAGTTTCAAGCACTTGAAAATCAATTTAATGAAGCAGATCGAAAAGTAAAAGAGGCTGAAGCAAGAGAAGAGCGCGCTGCAGCCATGACAGCAAGAGGAGAGGAATTGAATAGCGTTCAAAATACGCCATTCCGCCCCTCCGCCGTAGGCGGTGCGCCAGTACAGATCGCGCCTAAAGATGATGGTGGGTTTAAAAATCTCGGTGAATTAGTACACGCTGTCCGATTTGGGGATCCGAAAGGGCGTCTTGGCGAGTTGCCGGTAGGCCAGGGACAAGGCGGAGGCTACGGCGTGCCAGAAGCATTTCATGGTCAGTTACTGCCAAGTTCGACGCGAAACGAATGGAGCCACGGGGATGGAGCTAGCGGTGGTTATGCTGTTCCGGAGCAATTCAAGTCGGATATTCTATCGCTCCGTCCTGAGTCGGCAATTGTCCGCTCCAGGGCTAATGTACTACCTGCTGGTGATCCTCCTGACGCAAAAATCACTATGCCGGCGCTCGATCAAGGGAGCAAAGGTGTATATGGTGGAGTGGAAGTGGCGTGGATTGAAGAAGGAGCGAATAAGCCTGAAACGGATGCAAAATTGAGAGAGGTTACATTGCAACCACACGAAGTAGCTGCAACAACAGTTATCACGGATAAATTGTTACGTAACTGGGCAGCGGCTAATACGTTCATTAGCAATTTACTACAGAGTGCAATGCTGGCAGCGGAAGACATTGCTTTCTTAACTGGAACAGGGGCAGGCAAACCTACAGGCATTTTGGGAGCCGCCGGCGCCCTTGTTGTCAACCGTGAAACTGCAGAACAGATTTCGTATTTGGATACGCTAAAAATGCGAGCGTCATTGCTTCCTGAGTCCGTGGCGGGCGCGGTTTGGGTGGCCAATCTATCTACATTACCTCAAATTGCAACATTAAAGGATCCTGCTGGGAATTATATCTTCATTCAAGGTGACGCTACAAAAGGCATCCCTTCAACTCTTGGAGGAATGCCAATAATGTTTACTGGAAAAATTCCAACATTAGGTAAAAAAGGCGATTTGATGTTGCTTGATCTATCTTACTACCTGATCAAGGATGGATCCGGCCCATTCATTGCCGCATCCGAGCACGTTTTATTTAGACAAAATAAGACGGTAATCAAGGTGTTCTGGAATGTGGATGGTAAGCCATGGGTAATTGAGCCACTGGCGCTTGAAGACGGCGCAACAAAGGTTACTCCGTATGTAATTTTGAGCATTCCGAAACTTTAATAATCTCAAGATTAGGCCCAAAAAATTGATTATTCGGGCCTTATTCCTTTGAAAATGGGGTGATATTTTGGCACAAATGGCGAAATGCCAAGTGATTTCAGCATTTGTTGATCGATTTACGGGAGAAGAAGTACAGCCTGGGACGACATTTGAGGCAACGCCTCAGCGAGCGCAACGACTATCGGCGGCGAATGTGATTGGCGAACAAGAGATAGGCGAGGAAAATGCAGAAGTTCCAGAGACAAACGTCGCCGCTGAAGAGGGAAGTACCAAGAAAAACAAAAGCAAGAAACAGCAAACTGCGGAACCTAGCGCTAAACCTGGCGGTGATGAGGATGTTGGCGAGTCTAAAGAAAGCTAAGGGGTTTTTGGGCATATCTGAAGAAGACGTATCTCAGGATATTGAACTACTCGCAGTGCTGAAAGCGGCATCGACAGCCATTGAACAGAGGACCAAACGGAGTTATGAATACAAGTTATATCAACAGACGTTGAACGGTTCGGGAACGCAGTTTCTCCAACTGCGAAATTACCCCATCCATTCCGTCCCTTTGCTTAAAGTGGAGGGGATAGAACAGGGGATCGAATCGTTCACAATCGAATCAGAAAACGGCATGTTATTCAAGCGTTCGGGATGGCCACGAGGCTCCCGGAATATTGAGGTAGAGTACACCGCAGGGTACATTTTGCCAAGCGATGAGACGGGTGCAGAGCCTGCAACGCTCCCAGAAGACATACAACTTGCTTGTATTTTGTACGCCTGGATAATGCTCCGGGATCCTGTCGTGCGATCGGAGCGGGTGGGCAATATCAATGTGACGTATGCAGATTTTGACGCCGACGGGCGTTTGCCGGGACCAGTAGCCGCATTAGTCGCTCCATATGTGGGGCGGTGGGTCTGATGGGCCGGAAACGGACGCGCTACAGGCGCGCTAACGTTGAGGTGACGCAAAGCATGGATTCCGCCGAGTTAATCACTCGGCTCCTGCCGCTGAGGCATAAGGAGATCCACATCGGGATGCAAGGCGACGAGGAGCTAGCGCTCGTCGCGGGCGTTCACGAGTACGGCTCCGCAAAAATGAATATCCCGGCGCGCTCTATTATTGGCGCTGGGAAGAAGAAGGCGCAGGCGGCCATCGGCAAACTAGTGCGGGCTGGCGTCACGCAGATCGCGCTCGGCCGAAAGGGTGCCCAGTCGCTGCAAACAGAAATTGGGGAACTGGGGCTTGACAGGATGTTGAAAAACTTTGACCGCATCAAGCAACCGGCACTATCCCCGATTTACGCGCGCCGCAAGAGTGGAAATAAGCTGCTGATTGCTGACGAGGACTTACGTAACGCATTGACATATACAATCGTGAGCAAAGAGGGGAGATGACCATGCGTTTTAATTTGGGTCGCATCGTGCGCAAATACGCGGTACCGTATACGCTGATTCGGCAGGGAGAGGGGCATTACGACTCGGTCGGAGTATATCACGATTCCGAGTCGATACAGACGGTGCTGCATGGGTCTATACAGCCGCTGGGCGATCGCCTGCTGCAACTCGACGGCGGGCGGTACAGCGAGGATGACCGGCAGCTATTTACCACGTATCGGCACCAAAACGGCGACATCATCGAACATCAGGGTCGACAGTACACGGTGGATGCGGATGACAATTGGACGGCCTACAGTGATGTTAACGAGTACCGACTAAAACGGGTGAGCACGCATGATCCCGTTTGAGCAAATACGCCAGGTGATGGTGGAGGGACTAACCGCTCATCTGGGCGTGCCGGTCATCGAGATAGATGGCAAGGGCAAGGTGCCGCCGTATCCGTTTATGACCTACCATTTTGTTGACGAGGGCAGCCCAAGCGGGCATATGGCCGTGCAAGTGGTCGGGGACAAGCTGATCCAGTCCGGCACGGTATCGCTCAGTGTATCGTTTCAGAGTTACGCCCGGAGTCGTTTGGAGAGCGTCAATCAGGCTAACCGGGCGCGGGATTGGTTTGAGACGGACGGGCATTGGCTACTCAAGGATAAGGCTGGCACGGTTGTGGTCGAGGTCGGGTCATCTCAAAATCATGACCTGCGGATCGGCAATGAGTGGGAGCGCCGGAACGGTTTTGAGGTCGAGTTGCGGACGACAAACATGATCGAGCAAGATTTACAGCCGATAGATACGGCTGATGTGAGAGGAGATGGAACCGATGGCGAAAGACGTAAAAGTAATCATCGACATTGAGCGCCCAACGCCGAAATTAGGCTTCGGCAAGCCGCTGATTTTGGGCGAGAGTGCGACGGGGGCGGCCTACAAGACCTATGCTGACCTGGCGGGCGTCAAGGCGGACTATCCCGAGACGACGGAGGTCTATAAGGCGGCGTTTGCATTGCTCAATCAAGGAGATAACTCGCCGGCCGAGATTGCGGTCATGTGCCGGAAAACTGAGGGAAAGGGACAAAAGCTGTCAGAGGTACTTACGGAGGCATTTACAAAGGATTGGTATTTCCTAGTTTCCACGTGTCATGACCTTGAAACGGTTGGCAAGATTGCGGTCGCTGTCGAACAGGACAATTCACGCCAGTTTTTCACACGCTCCAATGATCTGGCGGGTGTCAATATGTTGCGCGGCGCGGGATACAGCCGGACGACGATCATCTATCATAAGGACATCGGCAACTATCCGGAGGCCGCCTGGGTAGGCCGGACGGGGTCGGCCGCCGTCGGAACTGCGACGTGGAAATTTAAGACGTTGACCGGCATTACGCCGCTGCCGCTCTCAAATACCGAGCTCGCGGCCGTACACACTGCAGGGGCTAACGCATATGTAACCAAGGCTGGCGACAACGTAACCAGCGAAGGTAAGACGCTGTCCGGTGAGTATATCGACATTATCCATGCCAAGGATTACGTCAAATTTAGCATTGAACATGGCGTGCAAAAGCTGCTCAACTCAGCGCCCAAAGTACGGTATGACGACACCGGGATTGCTCAAATCGAGAGTGTCGTCCGGACGGCGCTGCAGCGGGCGTTTAATCAGGGCATCATCGCGACAGATTCGGATGGCCAACCGCTATTTGGCACTATTTTTAAGGCACGCGCGCAGGTCGATCCGGCCGATAGAGCTACTCGCAAGTATAGCGGCGGCGAATTTTGGTTTGAACTGGCTGGAGCTATCCACGAGACGACGATCCGTGGCCAAATTAGACTATAAGGGAGGGGTATAGATGGCACAAACAACAACCTTTGACGCTAAGTCAGTCACCGTGACGGTTGACGGCGTTTACTTGACTGGTTTTTCCGAGTCGATGGTCGAAATAGAAAAGGACGAAGACAACTATGAGGTTAAGGTCGGCGCACAAGGCGACACCGTCCGTACCAAGGTCAACAATCCGCTGGGGACGATCACCGTCACGCTGCTGCAGACCAGCCCACAGGTAGCCTATTTGGACAAACTGGCCAATACGGGGCAACTTGTCCCGATTTCGGTCATTAACGCTGGGCCGCCGAAAGAGTCTGTCACCGTGACAGAGGCCTTTATCAAAAAGCCAGCGTCCCGGTCATACGGGAGCGAAGCAGAGGATCGAGAATACGAGTTTCAATGTTTGGACATGCGTTTTGATTAAATTAAAATACACGAAAAGGACTGATTATAATGGCAAATATGGCAAATTTCAAACAAAAAAAGTTCATGAGCAAGTCGGGCAAGGAGTATGTGTTCCAGCATCCAGGAGTGCGCGCTGCCACCAAGATTACAGACCGCGTCAAAAACAAGCACGGGATTCCGTCGGATGAGCGATTGGCTGAGGAAATGCTACAGCACGTTGTTGTAGAGCCAAAGTTGCGTATTGATGACTTTGCATCCTACCGGGAGCTGGGTGAGGTTGTCGGGGCGGCGTTTGCTTTTGTCACCGGCCAGGATGAGGATGACGCAGATGGCGATCAGCAAGCATGAGGCCAAAGAGCGAGCGCGGCGCAATTGGGCGCAATGGCGTTTGCTCCTTAGCGACATATCCATTACGTATAGTGACCTTAACCTGATGGATGACGACGACATCATGGAGGCCAATGCGGCGCTGGATATTCATATGGAAGTTTTAAAAAAGCCAGAAAAGTGAAAATAGGCGTCCTTTACGGGGCGTCTATTTGTTTTTGGGGGGTGTGGCGGGTGGCAGGCGGCATAATCGACAATCTGATGTATGCCATTGGTTTTAGAGTCAACACCAGGGGTTTGCGGGGTGCAAATAGCCAGATAGCTACATTGACCAAAAGTGTGATTGGCCTTGGGTTGGCCGCATCCACGGCGGCGATCGGTATCGGTGTAGCAGCCATATCGGCCGCCTCAAACTTCGAGCAATCAATGGCTGATGTACAAGGGGCAACTGGTGCGACGGCCGAGCAGATGGAGGCTACGCGAGAAATCGCTAAAAGTCTGTACTCGCAAAACTTTGGGAAGGACTGGCAGGACTTAGGGAGCGCCATATCAACCGTCCAACAAGTGACGGGGCAAACTGGTACAGAGCTGGAGAAGACGACGCACAAGGCCTTTTTGTTGAGGGATCAATTCGGTTTTGAGATCCCGGAGTCCATTAAGTCCGTGGATACAATGATGCGCCAGTTTGGCATCACGTCTGACCAGGCGTATGACCTATTGGCCCAGGGCGCACAAAAAGGGTTAAACAAGTCTGACGAGCTGCTAGATACGGCCAATGAGTATGCTAACCAATTTAAGGCGCTTGGTTTTAATGCCGAAGAAATGTTCGACATGTTTGCAGCCGGATCTGAAAAGGGCGTTTTCCAATTGGATAAGGTAGGGGATGCGGTCAAAGAATTTAATATCAGGGCAAAGGACGGAAGTAAGTCAACTACCCAAGCCTTTGAAGGTCTTGGCCTAAATGCCGAAGCCATGATGCAGACCTTCGCCGGTGGCGGCCCCGAAGCTAAGGCGGCATTTAGCCAAATCATACAAATGATTGCTGATGTTGAGGATCCGGTCAAAAAGAATGAAATTGGCGTCGCGCTGCTTGGAACGCAATTCGAGGATCTTGAGACAGTCGTTGTCGAGAGTATGGGCGAGGTCGCGAGTCAATTTAAAGCGACGGGTTTAACCATGTCGGAACTCAATAAAATAAAGTTTAACGCGCCGGGCGAAGCCTTTTTGATTTTCGGGCGGCAAATAGAAACCGGCATCCTTATCCCGATAGGCGAAAAGCTTTTGCCATACCTGACCCAATTTTCTCAATGGTTGTCTGATCACAAGCCGCAAATCGTGGCTCTGGGGCAGACGATTGGAGATTATATCGGCCAGGCATTAACGACGATTGCCGAAAAGGCGCAGGAAGTTTACTCCTTCATTTCGGATAATTGGGGGACAATCAAGGAAACGGTTATCGGGTTAGGGACGGCGATCATCGCACTGAAAGCATCTTTTGCAGCAATGACAATAGTCGGAACCATAACCAGGCTATTCCGGGCATATCGTGCGGGTACGCTACTTGCCACTGCGGCGCAAATGGGGCTAAACTTAGCGATGCTGGCTAACCCAATGACATGGATCGCTATAGGAATTGCCGCAGTTATCGCAGGCATTGTGTTACTGATACGCAATTGGGATACAGTTAAGGCAGCGATAGCACGGTTTTGGAATTGGACAAAGGCTGTGTTTGGTCGGATAGGCGCTTGGTTTAGTCAACGGTTTACCGAGGCAGTCAACGGTATAAAATCAGCGTGGTCGACTGTCATTTCTTGGTTCGGCAGCTTGTGGGAAGGCATAAAAAATGTCTTTATGGCGGTA